GTGGATCAAACGAAAAAAGCAACCTAAAGGTGGCTTCTCGCTCAAAAAATCGATCATTTCCTCGCACCAAGAAAGCAAGGATGGCCTGATGCAGTGTAGTTGCGGTGGAGCTACCGAAGACAGGCGGGTTGTCAGGAAAAAGCGCGTCGTAAGCGAGTACGCACGGTGCGAGAGCTGTGGAAGAGTCCACGTCTGGTGGAGCACCAATGTCAGAACTAATAACGCCGGAGATCGCAAAGCGACTTAAAGGCGCAGGCCCAGAGGCAAAGCTCAGGGCCGCAGAGCTTCTTGATCAGGTCAAGCAAGCCAAAAGAAAAGAAGACGCACAGCAGACCTTCATGGGCTTCGTCAAATATATGTGGCCGGCGTTCATTGAGGGGCGCCACCACAAGATCATGGCGGAGGCGTTTGAACGGATCGCAAGAGGCGATTTAAAGCGGCTAATTATCAATATGCCGCCCAGACACACTAAGTCTGAGTTTGCCTCCTATCTTCTGCCGGCGTGGTTTTTAGGCCAGTATCCAGAGAAGAAGATNATTCAGACAGCTCACACAGCGGAGTTGTCGGTAGGTTTTGGCCGAAAAGTGCGAAACCTTGTGGACGCGGAAGACTTCAAGGCAGTCTTTCCCAGTCTAAAACTTAGAGCGGACTCTAAAGCGGCAGGACGCTGGAGCACCAACAAAAGCGGAGAATACTTCGCAATTGGTGTCGGCGGAGCCGTAACAGGCAAGGGCGCCGACCTTTTAATTATTGATGACCCTCACTCAGAGCAGGAGGGCCAGTCTGGAGACCCATCGGTCTTTGACAGAACCTATGACTGGTACACATCCGGTCCCCGACAGCGTCTACAGCCGGGAGGCGCTATCGTAGTAGTGATGACCCGCTGGCACATGCGGGATCTGACCGGCAAGATTATTAAGTCTTCGACTCAGCGCGCAGGTAGCGATGAGTGGGAGGTTATAGAGTTTCCGGCAATCATGCCCTCGGGGAAGCCCCTGTGGCCTGAGTTCTGGAGCCAAACAGAGCTAGAGGCTCTGCATAGCGAACTTCCATCGTCAAAATGGAATGCACAGTACCAGCAAAACCCAACGTCCGAAGAGGGCGCACTCATCAAGCGAGAATGGTGGCAGGTCTGGGAAAAGGACTCTCCGCCCGCGTGTGAATTTATTATTCAGTCATGGGACACCGCGTTTCTAAAAACGCAAAGATCAGACTATTCGGCTTGCACAACGTGGGGCGTGTTCTACACACCCGACGAGGAAGGGGCTACCAAGCCCAATATCATCCTATTGGATGCTTACAAGGAACGTCTGGAATTTCCTGAACTCAAGCGCAAGGCTTACGAGCTTTGGGCTGAGATGCAACCAGACGCATTTATAGTGGAGGCTAAAGCGGCAGGGATGCCACTCATTTTTGAACTGCGGGCGATGGGGATTCCGGTATCGGAATACACCCCGTCCCGTGGCAATGACAAGATAGCAAGAGTAAACGCTGTTGCTGACTTGTTTGCTTCTGGCGTTGTATGGGCGCCAGAGACACGATTCGCGGAAGATGTTGTCCAAGAATTCGCGGCTTTCCCCTCGGGCGAGCATGATGACTTAGTAGATTCTTCCACGCAGGCGCTACTCAGATTCCGTCAGGGCGGCTTTTTGTCGCTCCGAACAGATGAGGAGGATGAGTACGTCGATTACGGTAGACGGGGAGACTACTACTAATGGCTTTTTTGCAAAGTAACATCCCGCACTTTAAGTGCTGGGTGCGGCGTGAATACACGCACAATCACCAGAAGTATCACGGTGAGTTTCTTCACGCGATGGCAATTGCCGTCACCACAATGCCTTCTCGCTGTCTGAGCTTTCAGGTCATTTTCACGGGCGCTGAAACCTACGACAACGACGATCCAAATGTTCATGGTGGCGCAATGTGGGCAAGAATGCCGATAACGGCGTTAATGGCCGACACTCCCGTTGAGGAGTGGCCAGATCCCATGCCGGTATATGCGGCACAGCCTTGGGATTGTTCCTCTCGCGAGCACGCCGTGTATGTCCTTGACAGGGCGACACCGTGTCCTTGGCTGGCAAAGATTGATGGCGATCTTTATCCCGCCAAGTACCTATTCACGGTGGACTACACCGACAGTGAAATTGCGGATGACCCTGCACAGCACAAGCAGAGCCATGTAATGGAGCTGTTGGATGCAGGTCCGTGGACAGGAAACATTGTAGCGCTACCCAACAACCGAGTCCGGGTAACACATCCGGCGTGGTTCTCGACTGGAGAGGGGGCGCCAGATTTTAGGCCGTCACAGCACATTCACTATTCCAAGTCCGACTTGGATTACACGCTGGACGTAAACAGAGTGTTCGACAACCTATACGCAGGTAACAGTGATGAGCAAGAAAATGACTAAAACCGCCCGCATGTTCAACAAGGGCGGAGCTGTTGGTGGGCCCAAGCCAAAGGGGATGGTAGCCGGCGGAAAAACTAAGGCGAAACTGCCGATGGTGACAGACCCTAAGACGGGGAAGGAAAAGCCCTTTTTTATGGTTGATGGCCAAGGAAAAAAGATGGGCGGGCCAGTTGAGCCCCCAAAGACTAAGGGCTACTTTAAGGGTGGCAAAATCATCTAATGGCTATTGATGGGGCCATGATGCCCGCTGAGTTTGAGCCGGATGGAGCCGCTCTAGAGATTGTCGTAGAAAACCCCGAATCTGTGGGCGTCTATGATGAAGATGGCGGAGTTTTAATTGATCTAGACCCTGACGCTGATGAGCTGTTGGGCGCCAACCATGATTCCAACTTGGTTGATTTTCTGTCAGATCAAGACCTTCAGCTCCTTGCCGGCGAGCTAGTCGCTTCTTTTGAGGCGGATCGGAACAGCCGCGCAGACTGGGAAGACTCCTATGTTCGCGGCCTAGACCTGCTTGGACTTAAATTTGAAGACAGATCAACCCCGTGGGAGGGCGCCTGTGGCGTATTCCATCCCATGCTGTCTGAGGCGGTAATTCGCTTTCAGGCCCAGACAATACAAGAGATATACCCTGCAAGTGGCCCAGTCAAAACGACTATTGTTGGAAAAATTAACGACGAAAAAACCGAACAGGCCCATAGGGTTCAGAATTATCTGAACTATTTGATTACCCAGCGCATGACGGAGTACCGCACCGAGACAGAAAAACTGCTGTTTTCGTTGCCAATCGCTGGATCAGCTTTCCGCAAAGTCTACTACGACCCGAATATGGGGCGTCCGTGCGCGATGTTTGTGCCGGCAGAAGACTTTGTTGTGAGTTATGGGGCCTCTGACCTGTCAACTTGCGAACGCGCCACTCATGTGATGAAGCGGAGCGCGAACGAAATTCGTAAGTTGCAGGTGGCAGGTTTTTACGCCGACGTTGACCTGCCGCCCCCCTCTCCTGACATATCAGAGATACAGCAAAAATATGACAGGTTGACCGGGGACTCAGACAACTACGAGTACGACAGCCGGCACACCCTNCTGGAAATGCAAGTCAATATCGACCTTATCGGGTTTGAGGATACTGACAAGGGCGTTCCCACGGGGATTGCTTTGCCGTACATCGTTACGATTGACAAGTCATCAAGAACGATAATGTCAATTCGGCGCAACTGGTACGAAGACGACCCGATGAGAATGCAACGGGAGCACTACGTCCACTACCAGTACTTGCCCGGACTTGGTTTCTACGGGTTTGGTCTTGTGCATATGATTGGCGGATTGTCTAAGTCTGCCACAGCCATACTTCGCCAGTTGGTGGATGCGGGCACTCTTTCCAATCTTCCGGGCGGGCTCAAGTCTCGCGGGCTAAGGATTAAGGGCGATGACACGCCTATTATGCCCGGAGAGTTTAGGGATGTTGATGTTCCCGGCGGAGCAATAAAAGACAACATCGCCTTTTTGCCATACAAGGAGCCTAGTGGCGTCCTGTATCAGCTTCTGGGCGATATCGTNCAGGAAGGCCGCAGGTTTGCTTCAGCGGCTGATGTGAAGGCGTCGGACATTAATGGTGAGGCCCCGGTAGGGACCACCCTTGCCGTGCTTGAGCGCGAAATGAAGGTGATGAGCGCTGTTCAGAGCAGGGTTCATGCCTCGGTATCCAAGGAGCTAAAGATACTGGCTGAGCTGGTTCGCGACTATGGGCCGGAAACCTATCCCTATGATCCAGACGAGGAGCCTGTTGTTAGGGCTGATTTTGATGATCGCGTCGATATTATTCCGGTCAGTGACCCCAATGCGGGCACGATGGCGCAAAGGATTATGCAGTATCAGGCGGCTTTACAGCTTGCCTCTCAGGCGCCTCAGATGTACGACATGCCGCTTCTCCANAGGCAAATGCTNGATGTCTTGGGCATACAGGACGCGGACAAGATTGTGCCCCTTGAGGACGATATTAAGCCGACTGACCCAGTTAGCGAGAACATGAACCTTCTCAACGGNGANCCNGTCAAGGCGTTTATTTATCAGGATCATGANGCGCACATTCAGGTCCATATGTCGCTGACCGAGAACCCAGAGGTCGGACANTTAATGGCTAAAAGCCCGACCGCGAANGCGTCTCAGGCGGCAATGGCATCGCATATAGCNGAGCATGTGGCCTTTGCCTATCGGCAAAAGATTGAGAAAGANCTTGGGGTTAAGTTGCCCACGCCAGATGAGCCGTTGCCAGAAGATATTGAATATCGTTTATCTCAACTGGTCGCTCCTGCCGCCGCGCANGTTACCGGCAAGGCTCAGCAACAGGCTCAGGCGGAGCAAAACGCCAAGCAACAGCAAGACCCTGTTATCCAGATGCAACAGAAAGAGTTGCAACTGAAAGAGCAGGAAGCAACGGTCAAGGCTCAGACCGCGCAAAAAGACATGCAAATCAAAGAGCAACAGGTCGCCGCCAAGACCCAAGTGGATATGGCGAAGGCTCAGGCCGAAATGGCCAAAATCAACGCAGATCTGGAAAAAGCAAAAGACAGGTCTGCGCTTGAGTCCCGCAAGCTGGAACAGCAAGAGCGCTTAGAGGCCGCAAAACTGGCATCAAAAATGTCGGTTGAGCAGGAGCAGAGCCGTTCTCGCGAGGAAATTGCGGGCTTCAAAGCTGGTTTCGACATAGTAAAGGACATGTTAGATGACGACCAAACGGGCCAGCAATAACCTGCTGTCCGCTCTGCAAGATCAGTACCGCAATCACATGAACGAAATCACTGATCACATCGCTATGGGCGGGTGCAAAGACATGAACGATTACTCTCGGTGTGTGGGCATTATCGAAGGATTGGCCTACGCAGAACGAGAGCTTCTTGATTTAAGCGACAGAATGGATCGCGAATAAATTCTCCGCATGACGCGGTGCAAGGCGACTCCGAACGCCAGTTTTCGGTGCGAAGGTGTAAGACATGACGGAAGAAGACGGACCGAAGACTGCAAGCCAGCTCCCGGTCCCCACGGGATACAAACTACTTATTGCTTTACCAGAGCCGGATGAGGCAACGGAGGGCGGCATCTTAAAATCAAGGCAAACGATGGAGACTGAGGAGATCGGCTCTATTTGCGGCTTTGTTTTAAAGATGGGCCCAGATGCCTATCAAAACGCAGAGAGGTTTCCAAATGGGCCTTATTGCGATGAAGGCGAGTGGATCTTGATGCGTTCTTATAGTGGAACTCGATTCAAGGTGCACGGCAAGGAGTTTCGTTTGATTAACGATGACAGCGTAGAGGCGGTTGTCGAAGACCCACGGGGGATTGAAAAAGCATGAGCGAAGAACAGGTGGATACAGGGTCGGAAGAGAGAATGTCTTCTGAAGAAAAATTTTTTGGCGTCAAGACCACATTTACTAAAGGCGACAAGCCCAGTGAGGTGGATCTTGAAGTCGTGGATGATCGGCCCCCGGAGGATCAGCGAGCTACCTCTAAGGCAAAGGGAGCTACTCCGGATGAGGATGAAGAGCTTCAGGGCTACAGCGACAAGGTAAAAAAGCGGATCAACAAGCTCCGCTATGACCAACATGAAGAGCGCAGGCGCCGCGAAGACGCGGAGCGTATGCGAGAAGAGGCGATTCGTGTTGCCCAGCAACTTACGCAACACAACCAAAGCCTGCAACAGATCCTTCATGATGGCGAAGGGGTTCTTCTGAGTCAATCTAAGGGCCGTGCAGAGCTTGCCTTGCAACATGCAGAAATTATGCTTCGGCAGGCCGTTGAGGAAGGCAACACAGATCGTCAGATTGAGGCGCAAAAGCTCCTTAACAGGGCTCAAACTGACCTCGACGGGGTGTCTCGCCATGTGGGTCAGTACAAGCAACGACCGCCCGCAAGGGGCCCTGAGCCTGCTTACCAGCCTCAACAGCAAGCTCAACAGCAAGCTCAACAACAGGCACCACAGCCTAGAGCGCCCAGCGAAAAAGCGGCGGGCTGGGCACAAAAGAATTCGTGGTTTCAGTCAGACGATCACACTGAAATGACGGCATACGCCTACGGCGTACATGAAAAAATGATCAGGAAAGAGGGCATTGACCCCGAATCTGATGAGTACTATGACGAGCTGGACAAGAGAGTGCAGTCCAGATTTCCAGAATACTTCGGAGAGGTAGAAAGTGGCTCGGCAGATGTATCTGTCTCCTCGACCTCCCGAAGCCCCTCCGTGGTGGTGGCGCCGTCCTCTAGGAATAATGGCGCCAAACCACGCAAAGTGAGGTTGAGCCGCACCCAAGTTGCTCTCGCAAAGCGCCTTGGTTTAACCGTCGAACAATATGCCAATCAGATGCTCAAGGAGAATTGATAATGGCTGAACAGCGCACACCGCGAGAAAAAGAGTCTCGCACCGCTGAGGAACGTCCCTCAGACTCATGGTTGCCGGCATCTATTTTGCCCAACCCCAAGCCAGTAGACGGATGGGTATTCCGTTGGATTCGCACCAGCACGCTGGGCAAAGCTGACAATACCAACGTCTCTCAAAAGTTCCGCGAAGGATGGATCCCGGTAAAAGCCGAAGATCACCCTGAGCTGGAGGTCATGTCCGATATTGACTCTAGATTTAGTGGCAATCTCGAAATTGGCGGCTTGCTTTTATGCAAAGCGCCAAAAGACAAGGTCGATCAACGCGATCAGTATTTTGAGCACATGGCGTCAAGCCAGATGGAGTCTGTGGACAATAACTTCCTCAAGCAAAACGATCCCCGAATGCCCGTTCTGAAGCCAGAGCGGTCTACTCGGACAACCTTTGGCCGAAGCTGACTTCGATTACCGGAGCGGTTTCGTTANTTGATCCTTTGAGGAGAGAAAAATGGCTACTTCAGCTACTCCAATGGGTGCGGAACCTGTAGGCACGCTCAGTGCTTCAGGGTCTTTCACCGGCAAGGTTCGCCACATTAAGATCGCTAATGCTTACGGCACAGCTATCTTCTATGGCGACTTCGTTAAGTTGGTTGCGGCGGGAACGGTAGAGAAAGCGGCAGTTACGACTTCTGTTGTTGCAGGCACTGTCGGCATTTTTGTCGGATGCGCTTACACCGATCCTAGCACTAACCAGAAGACCTTTAACCAGCAGTTCCCTGCATCAACAGCGGCGGATGATATCGTGGCGTATGTCGTCGATGATCCCAAGTTGTTATTCCAAATGCAGGCCGATGAGGCCGTCGCCCAGACGGGATTGGGAAACAACATTTCAGCAGTTAGCACTGCTGGATCAACCGCGATTGGTCGAAGCAAGAACGCCTTAGATGGCGGCTCTATTGCTACGACTAATACACTACCACTGCGTGTCGTTGATTTCGTAGACGGGCCAAACAGCACCGTAGGTGATGCTTTCACAGATTGCATCGTTACCTACTTGCCGTTGAGCCATGCCTACGAAACCAAGCTCGGCGTTTAAGGAGACTTGAGAAATGGCTATTTCACGCGCACAAATGCTGAAAGAACTGCTCCCCGGTCTAAACGCCCTGTTTGGTCTGGAATACGAGCGGTACGATGATGAGCACACGATGATTTACGAAACTGAATCATCAGAGCGCTCTTTTGAAGAAGAAGTGAAGCTGTCTGGTTTCGGTGCGGCACCAGTCAAAGCTGAAGGCGCGGCCATCAGCTATGACTCTGCACAGGAGTCATTCACTGCTCGCTATAACCACGAAACCATCGCCCTTGGCTTCTCCATTACGGAAGAAGCTATGGAAGATAACCTGTATGACTCTTTGTCTGCTCGTTACACCAAGGCGCTGGCTCGGGCTATGGCTCACACCAAGCAGGTAAAAGCGGCGAATCCACTTAACAATGGCTTCGGTTCTTTTCAGTCTGGTGATGGCGTAACGCTGTTCAGCACAGCTCACCCCTTGGTAAACGGTGGCACTAATGCTAACCGTCCGTCCACTGCGGCTGACCTGAACGAGACCTCGCTGGAAGATGCTGTGATTAACATCGCCGCATTTACCGACGAGCGTGGTCTGCTGATCGCGGCACGCCCCCGTCGTTTGATCGTTCCACCCGCGCTTCAGTTTGTAGCAACTCGCTTGCTTGAGACTGATGGCCGTGTTGGCACGTCTGACAACGACATCAATGCTCTTCGTAACAACGGATCGATTCCAGAAGGCTACTCAGTCAACCACTTCCTGACTGACACCAACGCCTTCTTCATCATCACCGATGTACCGAACGGCATGAAGCACTTCAACCGTACCGCGTTGGAGACTTCAATGGATGGCGACTTTGACACTGGTAACGTCCGGTACAAGGCTCGCGAGCGATACAGCTTCGGCGTATCTGATCCTTTGGGCATTTACGGGTCACCCGGAACGTCCTAACCCTACGGGGGCTTCGGCCCCCTTTTATTCCTGACTAATTGTTCCACATGGAACATTAGACCGAGCCAAGACAGGAGACTCACATGGCTAATTCTACTTTCTCGGGACCAGTGCGTTCCGAAAGCACCTTCAAAACCATAAGCAAAAACTCCACCACAGGCACAATTACTGAGGTCGCCACTATCGGTGATGGCCCTGTTAGCCTTGCTGATGGGAATGTTACGCTCACCAACGCTACCCACAGCGGCAGAATCCTTCTCGTTCCAGACGGCGGACAAGACAACACCTATACGCTTCCTGCTCCTATTGCGGGCTCTATGTTTAGGTTTGTTTATGCGGGCGGTGCGGCAGATGCGACTGATGCGCTTATTGTTACCCCCGGAAACACTAACTTCTACATAGGCGGTGTTACTTTCTTGGACACTGACAATGAGGTCAGCGCGGTATTTTCTGACGGCAACTCAAACAGTAGCATTCAGCTAAATGTGCCTGCTGGCTTTGATGTGACAATTATTGGCTTAAACACAACCAATTATCAGATTTTCGGCACTGTGACGGGCGCGACTGCTCCCGCATTTGCTGATCAATAATCGTGACGGGGGCTTCGGCCCCCATTATTGGAGGCTGTTATGGCTGATACAGTTACAAGCAACACTATTGAGGACGGCCCCCGCACTGCAATCATTGCGCTTACAAACGTAAGCGATGGCTCAGGCGAGTCGGCTGTGACGAAGATTGACGTTTCCGCCCTCTCTGCGGACCCTGCAAGCAAAAAGGCTTGTAGTGATGTGCAGATTGAATGCATTTGGTATTCTACCATCGGCATGGGCGTAGAGCTGTTGTTCGACGCAACGACCGATGTGCTGGCGTGGGAACTTCCTGCTGACTACTCAGACACAATAGATTTTTCTGACTTTGTTGGTATTCCGAATAACGCGGGATCTGGCAAGACGGGCGACATCAAACTTACCACCGTGGGGCACTCGTCAGGTGACTCATACAGCATCGTCTTAAAAGTCAAAAAGAATTACGCCTAATGAACCGCTACTACGCTAAGGGCGGCAAGACAAAGACAAAAAAGTCAAAGTCTCGCGTCAATGAGGCTGGTAACTACACCAAGCCTAGTATGCGGAAGCGGTTGTTTAACAAGATCAAAGCTGGGGGGAAGGGCGGCAAGCCGGGGCAGTGGTCTGCTCGTAAAGCACAAATGCTTGCCCAACAATACAAAAAAGCTGGCGGCGGGTACAAAGACTAATGACTGAACTAACTTTGGCGCAAAAGCGCAAAATGATTGCCGAGCTAAAAAAAGCGTCCAAGATGCACGCTAGTCAGGCATCTCGCCTAGAAAAGACACTGCCCAAGAAAAAGAAGAATGGCTCTTAAAAAGTCGCAAAAGTCGCTTAAAAAGTGGACCAAGCAGAAGTGGCGCACTAAGTCTGGCAAGCCCAGCACTCAAGGCAAAAAAGCCACGGGTGAGCGTTATTTGCCAGAAAAGGCAATCAAGTCATTGTCTGACAAGGAGTACGCCGCGACCAGCCGTAAGAAAAAGGCAGACACCAAAAAAGGCAAGCAACACTCCAAGCAACCCAAGAAGGTTGCCAAAAAAACGGCGAGGCATAGGAAGTAATGCGTCAGTATTACAAGTCGGGCGGTCGCGTAGAAAAAAAGTCTATGCCCTGCAACAAGCCAAAGCGGACACCAAATCATTCTAAGAAGTCGCATGTCGTGAAGGCGTGCGAGGGCGGAAAAGAAAAGGTAATTCGCTTTGGCCAGCAGGGTGTTAAGACAAACCAGACAGTAGGTCAGCGCAAAGCGTTTAAGTCGCGTCACGCTAAAAACATTAAAAGAGGCAAAATGTCTGCGGCATATTGGGCAGATAAGGTGAAGTGGTCTCCCAGTAAGACCAAGTCCAAGTCCAAGAAATGGAAGAAGGGTAGCTAAGATGCCAATTAGCAGAGCGCAGGCCGGCAAGCAAACGAAGAGTGCGCCAAGGTCAAAAAAAACACCCCCTCCCAAGTGCCGTAATGGCTTGGCATTGAGGGGCAGAACTCGGGGGCGGGCTGTATAAATGGCTACCAGCGGAACAACCGGCTTTACTCTTGACTTGTCAGACATTGTTGAGGAGGCTTACGAGCGTGCGGGTCTTGAGTTGCGGAGCGGATATGATTACAAAACTGCTCGCCGTAGCATTGATCTGCTTATGCTTGAGTGGCAAAACAGGGGCCTTAATCTTTGGACGGTACGAGACACCACGGTGGCTCTTGTTGCAGGGACAGGGGCATACGACCTTAGTGCTGACAAGTTAGATATTATTGAGGGCTTGCTTCGCACAGACGCGGGCGACAGCTCAAAGCAGGCTGATCTAACAATGCAGAGGATTTCTGTAAGTCAGTATGCTCACCAGACCAACAAGTTAACCCAAGGGCGCCCGCTACAGTATTATGTTGAGCGCAAGCCAACTGGAATCACGGTGCACTTTTGGCCGGTTCCTGATGCCACAACTAGCTACACCTTCGCTTACTACTACATGGACCGCATTGAAGACAGTGGAAGACCGGCGTCCAACAATATGGATGTACCGGCTAGATTTTTACCGTGCCTTGTCGCCGGTTTGGCTTATCAGATTGCCAGCAAAAGGCCCGAGTCGCTACAACTAGCTCCAAGCCTAAAGCAGATTTATGAGGAGCAGTGGAGCTTGGCGGCAGATGCGGCAAGAGAGAAGGCGTCTTTGTATGTGTCGCCCGGAGGCTATAACAACTTATGAGTAGTTATGTCACCGGAAAACACGCATTTGGTTTTTGCGATAGAACGGGCTTTCGCTACCCAATTAGAGATCTGGTCCGCCAGATTGAAGACGGGCGTTGGAATGGGTTGTTAGTCGGTCGAGACGTGGTTGATCAAGACCAGCCACAACTCAAGCTGGGCGATGTCAACGCCAGCGATCCTCAAGCCCTTAGATTTCCTAGACCCGACGACAGTTTGGATGAAAGTCGAGCGCTTTCTGCGTTTAACCCAGTTGGCGGAGGGAACACTGCCTTGGGTAGTCGTACTGTTGGTCTGGACATGGCTGGAGAAGTGGGCCGCGTAACAGTGGAGATATCTTAATGGCGTTCACTTTTACCACGCTAAAGCAGGCAATACAGGACTATACGGAGTCGAGCGAGACCAGCTTTGTCAACAACCTGACTACAATCATTACTCAGGCTGAGGACAGGATTCTAAAACGGTGTCAGTTGCCCGACTTCAGGCAAAATGTCACAGCCACCATGACATCCGGCAACCAGTATTTGGCCATGCCGACAGACTTTTTAACGCCATATTCTCTCGCAATAGATAATTCCGGTTATGACTACCTGCTGTTTAAAGATATTAACTTTATCCGTCAGGCATATCCGTCTGCATCTACGTCCGGCGTCCCCAAGTGTTACGGCCTGTTTAGCGACACTTACTTTCTTATTGGGCCGACGCCCAACAGCAACTATGCGGTAGAGCTTCACTACTTCCACAAGCCAGAATCCATCACTGCGGCCTCTTCTGGGACTAGCTGGCTAGGGACTAATGCAGAGTCCACCTTGCTGTACGGCTGTATTCTTGAGGCATACACCTACCTCAAGGGCGATGCGGACCTGATGCAGTTGTATGCTCAGCGCTATGAAGAGGCAATAGCCAAGCTGGAAGAGCTGGGGGAAGGGTACAACACTACAGACAGCTACCGTAGCGGCGCAGTTAGGAAGCCTAGAACGTAATGCTTGAGCTGGCTGTAGGAAGCGTTTCGGTACAGACCACAAGTAATCGCGGGTTTACCCCGGAAGAGGTGGCGGAGCGGTGCTTGGACCGCATTATCAGCGTCTCTGATTCTGCTCCTCGCGAGCTGAAGGATCAGGCAATGGCCTATCGTAAGAGTATACGGGCTTTGTTNCTGTTCTATATGGATGAGGCGATTCGCAGTGACCGAACTACTATTTACAACGCTCTGGTAGAAGCAGGGCAAAAGGATCTAGCCGAGGCTATTAGGAGGCTTTGAATGGCGTTTAGTGGAAATTTTATGTGCACTTCATTCAAGAAGGAATTGCTTGAGGGCGTGCACAATTTTAAAAACTCGGGCGGCAACACGTTTAAGCTGGCTATGTACACCAACAGCGCCTCTTTTACTGCGGCGACAACTGCATACACTACCTCCAATGAGGTTAGCGGGACCGGATACACTGCTGGCGGGGCGTCCCTAACTAGGGTAGACCCAACAACGTCCAGCACCACAGCGTTTACGGACTTTTCTGATTTAACCTTTAGCACGGCGACTGTGACTGCTCGCGGAGCGTTGATATACAACGACAGCGCATCAGGAGACCCGACTGTTGTTGTGCTGGACTTTGGCGGAGACAAGACCTCTACAGCCGGAGACTTTACGATTGTGTTTCCTACGGCTGACGCGAGCAACGCGATTATTCGGATAGCGTAATGGCCGACGTTATCGTCCCACTCACCGGATGGGGTCGAGGCAGTTGGAATAGCCTTGCTTGGGGCGAAGGTAGCGTTACTAATACGGGGGCCACGGGCGGTGTCGGCTCTGTCACAGTTACCGCCGATGCGGGCGTATCCGTCACAGGGCTTTCCGCGACAGGCGGTGTTGGCTCTGCCACGGTTACTGCTGACGCCAATGTAAGCGCTACAGGACTTTCTGCAACTGGGTCTGTAGGCTCGGTTACTGTTGTTGCTGAAGCCAACGTGAGTGTAACAGGGCTTGCGGCAACTGGATCTGTGGGATCGGTAACAACTACCGCAGACTCAAGCACAAGCGTTACAGGGCTTGCGGCAACCGGATCGGTTGGCTCAGTTACCACGACAGCGGACTCAAATGTCTCGGCAACAGGAGTCGCGGCAACAGGCGGTGTCGGCTCTGTTACGGTCCAGACTGTAAACAATGTAGACGTTACTGGCGTTTCTGCCACGGGCGGTGTTGGATCTGTCACGACAATTGCTCAGGCAAGTGTGGCCTTGGAGGGCGTGTCTGCCTCCGGTCAGGTCGGATCTGTTTTGGTTTGGGGAATTATCATTCCAGATCAAACTCCAAATTATGTAGAGATTGCACCGTCTCAGTCTGCGGGTAATTCAGAAATAAATCCCTCCCAGTCGGCAGGGTACTCTGCGATAGGCCCGTCACAGTCACCCGGATGGTCCGAGGTGACTCCATCACAAACGCCAAACTATGAAGATATTGCGGCATAAGGGGATTGGTTAATGGCCAGCACTTATACAACTAACCTTGGTATTGAGAANATTGGAACTGGCGAACAGTCAGGGACATGGGGCGATACCACCAACACCAACTTTGACATACTGGATGAGGCGATCAACGGGATTATCTCGGTCACCCTTTCCTCGGCGGGAAGCTCTGGATCTCCTACAGCCCTGCCCATAACGGATGGGGCCTCATCTAACGGTAGAAACAAGTTTATTGAGTTTGTGGATGGCGGGGATCTAGGTGGTACGGCATATGTACAACTTACCCCGAATAATGCCGAAAAGGTTGTTCACATCCGCAACAGCTTGTCCAGTAGCCGGTCAGTTATTGTCTTTCAGGGCACTTACAACGCATCCAATGACTTTGAGATTGTCAATGGCGCAGATGTTCTGCTGAAGTTTAACGGTGGCGGATCAGGTGCCACGGTAACCGACGTTAATGTTGACTTGACAGTAACAGGCGCAACTATTGCCACCGCCGACATTAATGGCGGAACAATTGACGGTGCCGTTATCGGAGGCGCTTCAGCCGCCGCAGGCACGTTTACGACAATTACGGGCACCACTATAACCGCCAGCACAGCGGCAGTCCCAGATGCCAGCGACGGCGCAACATTGGGGTCGGCCTCTTTGGAATGGTCAGACCTCTATCTTGCAGATGGTGCTGTTGTGTACTTTGGTGATGACCAAGACATTACGTTGACGCACGTTGCAGATACGGGCCTGACACTCAAACACGCTAATACTGGGGACGACAAGTTCCCCACGTTTTTGTTGGCTACGGGTGACACAGACATTGCCGCCAGCGACAAGCTGGGCGTAATTAACTTTCAAGCTCCGGACGAGGGCGCAGGCACAGACGCAATATTGGTTGCCGCAGGGATAGAAGCTGTATCTGAGGGTAACTTTAGCTCCTCTAGCAATGCTACTTCGCTTGTATTCAAAACAGCTTCTAGTGAAGCCGCCGCTGAAAAAATGCGTATTAATAGCTCTGGCAACGTAGGTGTTGGTGCAACCACAGTAAACCGAAAACTAGAGCTTGCTGGTAACAACAATGCTGGCGCAAAAGCTAATTACCTCAGAATTACAGACACAGACACATCAGCGACAGCGGCAAATCATCAGGGCGGCATAGAGTTTTATGCAAGTGACTCTAGTGGTGGCGCAGGGGTTACCGCCAGTATGGAGGTGGTATACGCAGGCTCAGGTGGTGGCGGTGAGATAACATTTAACACTGCGGCAAACAGTGGTGCTGGCGTTGCGGAGGCCATGCGGATTGATGAGTCTGGTAACTTGTTGGTTGGTAAAACATCATCCGGCCTTACAACTGCTGGAAGTCAAATAACAGGCGCATCAATATTGCAATCTGTGTCTAGCACTTCAACAAACCTCGCTACTAATAATGGGGCGGCAATAAACCTGTGTAATACATCAGCTACAGATGGCAACTTTTCAAATATAGGTGGGTACAACAGCAACGGTTTAGTTGTATCTCAGATAAACTTTATCAATCCCAGTCACTCAAGTAGAACAGGTGCTATTACTTTTACTACGCACAGCGGATCTGCTTTTAGCGAAGCTATGCGTATAGATAGCTCTGCAAATGTAAATATTGGTTCGGCTTCAAACCATGCTGGCGCAAGAGTTGTTATCAATGACACTCCGCCAACAGCCTTCGGCAGTCCAATGTTTCAAGTTGGACAAGAAACCTTTACGGGTAGCGGCATGTACTCTATTGGTCTTGGGTACACGGCTGGAAGTTACACGGAGCCGCCCGTAGAGATTGCCGCGCTCACAACATCGGATTCTGGCGGCACAAAAGCCGACATTGTTTTTGGCACTAGAAGTGTAACCACCAACACCGCCGTAACAGAACGTATGCGTATCGACTCTAGTGGTCAGGTTATTATTTTAGGTAACAACGGTAGCCCCACTAACTCTCTTGATTTGTCTTACAACGGAAGCACTGGGGAAGCCAAGATACAAGCAGACTCAAATGGTGGTAGTACATTCTTAACCTTTGGAACGTCTGCCTCTGGCACTGTTGCAGAAAGTATGCGTATTGACTCCAGCGGCAACTTGCTGGTTGGTTGCACTTCATTTGGCTCTGTCAGCACCGAAGGCTGTCAGCTTGGGAACGGTGGTACAGCAATTTTTTCTAATGATAGCGACGTTCCTCTTTATTTAAATAGAACCACATCAGGCGTTACCACGAGTCAAGTTGTAGTTTCGTTTTTTAGAAATGATGTGCAGTCTGGCACTATTGGTGTGTCACAGGGCGGCACTCCTGCTTTTGGCGCTCCGTCAGACATTCGCCTTAAAAACAACGTAACAGACCACAAATCAGAATTAACTAATGTCATGGCTTTGCGCCCTGTTAGCTGGGACTGGAAAGACAGCTCTAAAGGTGCAGGTGAAGGTTTTGTAGCGCAAGAGTTAGAGCAAACCGCATGGGCTGACTTAGTGTCTGAAGGTGAAGACGGTTACAAGATGGTATCGGGCTTGGGCGCTGTTGAAACTAGACTTATCAAAGCCCTTCAAGAAGCAGTAACACGAATAGAAACACTTGAGGCCGAAGTAGCGGCACTTAAAGGAGCATAAACTATGTTTAACTGGACTGTATCAGCAATGGACTACACCGTTTCACAAGACGGACACACCAACGTAGTCAACACCGTACACTGGCGTGTATCCAAGACTGACGGAGATAACTCTGGTTCTTCATACGGCACTGTTGGTCTTGAGGCTCCTAGTGGCTCGTTTGTCGAGTGGGCTGACATTACTGAGGCTACGGCTGTTGGCTGGGCTAAGGCGGCTTTGGGTGACGATCAGGTAGCGGCCACAGAGGCGGCTATTGACGCACAGATTGCTGAAGAAGCAAACCCGACCGCCGGAGAAGGAGTGCCTTGGTGATAAGCCTAGAGTTAAGTGTAGAAGAGGTAAACGCAGTCCTACAGGTGTTAGGAGACTTGCCTACCAAGACGGGCGCATGGCCTCTGATTGTAAAGATCAAAGAGCAGGCTGAAGGTCAGGTAGAGCCAGAAGAAAGTGATGGCTGATGGACCCGCTGTCCCTTATTGCGATGGCCTCGACTACTTTCAAGGGCATTCAGACATTAGTAAATCGAGGGGCAGAGATTGAGGCTGTAGCCCAGAAGCTGGGTGCGTGGTATTCGTTCGCGGCTGACATTAAGCAAGCGGAACGCGAGGCAGAAAAACCGGGGATTTTTAAAAAGCTCTTTGAAGGCAACACCGTAGAGCAACAGGCGCTCAATAGCGTCATAGCTAAGAAGAAACTGCAAGAGCAAGAAAAACAGATTAGAGAGCTAATTATCTGGGCATACGGCACGGAAACATATCAAGAAATGATAATGCTCAGGCGACAGATTAAGGCAAGGCGAGAGCAGGTGATCTACAAGCAAAGAAAGCGTCAGAGGTTGATTATGGATTCTACAGTTATCGTTTTCGGGGCTTTAGTTATCGGCGCAATTATTTTTGGGACTGTATCGCTTATACAGGGGGCGACATGAAAAACATAATAGCGGGTCTGGTTACATTGTTTGTGGTAAGCGCAACAGCACAGACGGTGATACTTTTTGATGACGGGTTGCAGTACACGCTAGACCCTAACGAAAAAGTGTATGTCACAAATTACTC